GTGAAGGAGATGATACCGCTCTCGCTGCGGCAGAGGAAGGCGTTCGTCTGGTGGGCGAGGAGGGAATACGAGGACTATGCGGCGATCATCTGCGACGGCGCTATCCGCTCGGGCAAGACGCTGGCGATGGGAATGGGCTTTTTCTTCTGGGCGATGGCGTGCTTTTCCGACCGGCAGTTCGCGTTGTGCGGGCGGAGCGTGGGCGCGCTGCGGCGCAACCTGCTGGAAACGGTGCTGCCGCAGCTGCGAAGGCTGGGCTTTGCCTGCGAGGAGAAGCGGAGCGAAAAGCTTCTGATCGTGCGGCGGCGCGGACGGGAAAACCGGTTCTATCTTTTCGGCGGGGCGAACGAGGCGAGCGCCGCGCTGATCCAGGGCATGACGCTGGCGGGAGTGCTGTTTGACGAGGCGGCGCTGATGCCGCGCTCGTTTGTCGAGCAGGCGAGCGCGCGCTGCTCGGTCGAGGGGAGCCGGCTGTGGTTCAGCTGCAATCCCGAGGGGCCGAACCACTGGTTCTACCGGGAGTGGGTGTGCCGGGCCGAGGAGAAAAGGGCGCTCTATCTCCACTTCACGATGGAGGACAATCCGTCGCTGAGCGCGAGGGTGCGCGCCCGGTACGAGAGCATGTACAGCGGCATTTTCTACCGCCGCTTCGTGCTGGGCGAATGGACGGCGGCGGAGGGGCGCATCTACGACTTCTACGCGCCGGGGGAGTACGCGCAGGAGGCGCCCGCGGAGCCGTGGGAGAGGCTGCGCGTTTCCGTGGACTACGGGACGGTGAACCCGACGAGCATGGGGCTGTGGGCGCTCAAGGACGGCGTGTGGTACCGCGTGGACGAATACTACTACGATTCCCGCACGGAGGGCCGGCAGAAAACGGATGAGGAATACGTCGACGCGCTCGGGGAGCTGACGCGGGGAAGAAGGATCGAGCGCGTGATCGTGGACCCGTCGGCGGCGAGCTTCATCGAGACGCTGCGGCGCAGGGGCTTCCGCGTGATGCGGGCGAACAACGCGGTGGCGGACGGACTGCGGGTGACGGCGGATCTTCTGAAGAAGCGGAGGCTCGTGATCTGCCGGAGCTGCAAGGACTGCCTGCGGGAGATGGAGAGCTACGAATGGGTGAACGACGGGAGCGGACACGACGTGCCGCGCAAGGAGAACGATCACGCGATGGACGAGATGCGATACTTTGCGATGTCTGTGGCGGCGGGGCACGGCGCGATGCCGACCGCGTGCGCGGTGACAAGAACGACGAACTGGAGAGGAGCGGCAGAACGGTGAAACGAAGGAAAAAGGAGCAGACGGGCGGCGCGGCCGCGGCGGTGCAGGTGCGCGAGAGGGGAGGGCATCCCTTTGCGGCGCTGCGAGGCTATATGCCGCTCGGCGGGGCGGACGCGGCGCTCTACCGCAGCGTCCGCGAGGCGGTGCCGATCGTGGACGCGGCGATCGGAAAGCTGGTGAGGCTCAGCGGCGGCTTCCGCGTGCTGTGTGAGGACGAGCGGGCGCAGGAGGAGCTGGGCGAATTTCTGCGCACGGTGAATGTGGGACACGCGCAGATGGGCTTCAACGCCTTTCTGGACAAGTATCTGGATTCGCTGCTGACGAACGGACGCGCGGTGGGCGAGATCGTGCCGGACGCGGAGGGACGCGAGATCGCGGCGGTGCTGTGCCACCGCGTGGAGCAGCTGGCTCTGCGCGAGGGCGAGACGGCGCTGGATGTGCGGTTCTGCGGCTACGACGCGGCGGGGAGGCTGCGCGAGCTGCCGCGGCAGGAGCTGGTGCTTTTCACGCCGCTGCTGCCGGAGTCGGAGAATCCCTACGGCGTGTCGCTGCTGCGCTCGATGCCCTTTATGGCGGAGCTGCTCTCGCGCATCTACTATGCGGTGGGGCAGAACTGGGAGCGCTGCGGCAACGTGCGCTTCGCGGTGGTCTACAAGCCGCAGGGCGAGGAGCCGGACAGCGCGCTGGCGCGCGAGCGGGCCGAGCTGCTGGCGCAGGAGTGGTCCGGCGCGATGCAGGAGACGCGCGGCGGGAGCGTGCGCGATTTTGTGAGCGTGGGCGACGTGAGCATCCGCGCCATCGGCGCGGACAACGTGATGCCGGACTGCGAGGTGCCGGTGCGGCAGATCCTCGAGCAGCTGGTGGCCAAGACCGGCCTGCCGCCGTTTTTGCTGGGGCTGAGCTGGTCGTCCACCGAGCGCATGAGCAGCCAGCAGGCGGATATGCTCACGAGCGAGATCACGGCGCTGCGGCGCACGCTCACGCCGATGGTGGAGCGCGTGTGCCGCCTGTGGCTGCGCCTGCACGGCTACGGCTGCCGCTTTGCCGTGGAGTGGGACGACATCAATTTGCAGGATCTTGTGGAGGAGGCCAAGGCGGAGCTGTACCGCGAGCAGGCGCGCAGGCTCCGACTGGAAAATGACGAGAGGGAGGAACAGACTTGAGCGAGAAAGGAAAGGAAGCGGGCATCGCCGTGACGGCGGAGGAGCTGGCGCGCATCAACCGCTTTGCGAAGAAGGAGCTGCGCGCGGAGGAGGTCTACACCTTTGCGGTGAAGCTGTGCGACAACGAGGTGGATCGCGACTTTGAGCGCTTCGACCGTGCGGCGCTGGAGAAGCTCTCGGAGCTGTTCGTCGGCAGGACGGGCATCTTCGACCACAGCTGGTCGGCGGGCGGACAGACGGCGCGCATCTACCGCGCGGAGGTGATCGAGGAGGAGACGCGCACGACGGCGGGCGACAAATACTGCTGGTGCAAGGGCTGGGCCTATATGCTGCGCACGGAGAAAAACGCGGAGCTGATCGCGGAGATCGAAGGCGGCATCAAAAAAGAAGTGAGCGTCGGGTGCAGCGCGGCGAAGCGAAGCTGCTCGATCTGCGGGAAGGACGCGGGGCTCTGCGAGCACGAGCGCGGAAAGTATTACGGCGGGAAGCTGTGCTACGCGGTGCTCAGCGACATCACGGACGCCTATGAGTGGAGCTTTGTGGCGGTGCCCGCGCAGAGAGCGGCGGGCGTGGTCAAGCGCTTCGGGCAGGGCGAGGGCTCGCTCAAGGCGATGGTGCGCGCGTGCGGCAGCCGCGCGCAGGTGCGCGAGCTGGAGGAGCTGGAGAAGCTCTCCGCGCTGGGGAAAAGCTATCTCGGCGCACTGCGCCGCGAGGTGAGGCGCCTGATGCTGGTAGCCGACGAGACGCTCGACGGCGCAGTGGCCGAGAGCGTGACCGAAAAGCTCGGCGAGCGCGAGCTGCTGGAGCTCAAGAAGGCCTTCGGCGCGAGAGCGGCAAAAAAGCTCGGTACGAACGTGCAGATCGTCGATCCGCGTGAGAAGCGCGAGGAGAACGAGCGCGACTTCTGCGTGTGAGCAGAGAAACCAAAAAAGCGGAGCGCTTTTTGGAATAAATAACGAAGAAAAGAGGAGGAAATGAGATGAGCATTTCTTACGAGGGCATCGGCGCGTGGTGCGCCACCTTTGCGGCGGGCACGGGAGCCGAGGAGGGCAAGGTCGTCAAGGTATCCGCCAACGGCACGGTGAGCAAGTGCGCCGCGAACGACGGCTTCTGCGGCGTGGTGGCGGCGATGGGCCGCGACGGCAAGGCGTGCAGCGTGCAGCTCGGCGGCCTTGTGCGCGTACCGTACAGCGGCGAGACCGCGCCGGCGGTCGGCTGGAATCTGCTCGCGGCGGACGGAAACGGCGGCGTGAGCGTTGTGACCAGCGGCGGACACAGCTACCTTGCCGTCGAGGTCGATACGACCGGCAAGACCATGACCATCATGCTTTAA